ACCATTGAGCATCTTGACCACTGCATAGCCTGTTTCGTCCTTACCTCGTCCACTAGGGTCGATAGACATGACTGTTCCTGTGTACTGAGCGAACGTATCGTCAGCAGATGCTGGCATGTAGAACCTGTCGCCAGCCATAGCTAGGTTAGGCAGCTCCTTCAGCTCCCTCTTGTAATCAGGAAGCCAGTTAATCTTCATAGGAGCCTTCTCTTTGTCTACATCCATGACAACTAGGTCTTTAATTTTCAGCGGGAACCTGTCTTCATCGCTCAACTGAGTGTTCAGCATAAACTGAAGCGAGAACCCTGCACGTCCATATTCAGCTTGTCTTCCAGCTAGATCGATGTCAGTGAAGCGTTCAGGGTCTGCTGTAGTCCCTTCAGGACGCTTGTCCATCATCTTGCGAATGTAAGGGGCTAGATTGTCGCTATACTTCTCTGACTCGTCCTTAGTTGGGACTAGCGCTGGCCAAATACGTGTCTCAAAGGTCTCAGGGAGCTTGGCGTAGATGGAATCTTCAGTCTGGGGAGTACCCAAATAGATGATCCTAGCGTGTTCCAGTGGCTTCAGGACAGCAGAGAACTCCTTGGTACGCTCCAAGAGCTTCTCCCGCATATCAGCAGTAGCTGCATTGTTCAGCACCTCCACGTCATCAGCGATGATCTCGTCAGCACGAGAGCCGGTTATCTGTCCAGTGATGCCAACAGACTTAACTGAAGGTGACTGGTCAGCCTTAGCTGGGCCTACGTCGAACTCTATTCGGCTATTCCGCTGCTCTTCCTTTGGTCTAAGGTGAGCTAGAATGTCCATCTCCTGTATCAGGCGCATAGTGAACGTAGAGAACGCATCAGCACGCGACTTGGACGCAGAGACAACAAGGAACTTGAGCTGTGGGTCACAGTAGAGCCTCCACAGGACGTAGGCAGCAGTAATGAATGACTTACCTACGCCTCGGAAAGCTTGAATGGCTATCTTTGTAGGACCGTTCTGAAGGTAGTTAGCTATGTCGTACTGGATTGGAGTCGGGTCTGGTAGAGAAATATGTTTCCAGACTAGGTAAAGGAATAAACGGAAATCTTTTTTGAGAGGGTCTTCATTCATATAGTGGTCCTGTTGCTGCTCCCCCTTCTGCGGAACGTTCTTTAGCTGCCTTTATAGCTAACTCCATGTTAGCGTATCTTGGCGCACGCTTGCCCGACATACCTTCGTAAGCAAGGTGAGCGTCATATGCACTAGCTTCGTCCAAAACATGCGGCTGTCCGTTATTATCCCACCAAATACTAGGATAATTGACAACTTCGCTACCGGAGGGGCTTGTGTAGTCGGACGTTAGATATTCTGTAGAGTTTCCTCCTAGACCCACATCTTGCGGAACGTGTAGATTTGTGTTGAAGGGAACTAGATTAGGCTGTTCGTTGTTGGCTGCAACACACATTAGCACTTACACCTTCTCATTAAAATGGGTAGAATGTGTCGCTGGCGAAGGTCATCTCTCCATTGGGACCAATCACGTATTTATTTCCGTACATGTCGTATTCAACGTTAGGGTCATCGTAGTTCACAGGAGGACGAGACTTCGGTTTACTTGTATTTTTCTTTGTTGGTTTTATCGCCATCGTCTTGGCTGGTTTAACGTCAGCCTTCTTTATGTTCATTTTGCTCATCATGGCTTTATCAGCCCTGAAGAAATCAGCGGCATTGTCTTGGTCACCCCAGTTTATATCCGAGCCGCTCACCACTGCATCATTTGTAGATTGTGTGTCGGAAGGAGATACGTCTCCTGCCATTTTTGACATGTCTACACACATTAGCACTTCCACCTTCTCATTGATGCTCTGGCACGCTCAGCGTTCTTAGATTTCTTCACTATGCCAAGCATACGTTTACAGAAGGAGCGCTTGCGGCCTTTGTCAGCTTTTGTTTTCGGGTTTGGTGCAGGAGGCTTAAGGTTAGAGCCAGTCTCTCTGTTGTACTTGGCTCGGCCTTTAGCAGTCAGTCCTGCTCCTTGTTTGGTCGGGAGTTTTTCTCCACGTCTGATAGATAGGCTTGTCAGTTTGCATACTCCTCTTTGTCTGCATTAAAAAGCTCCTCCCGGTGGTAGCAGCGCGTCGTTTTCCTTCTTAGCTGCCTTCTGTATTTCAGTAAGAGCTTTACGCATGCGTTTGGAAGCATTAGCATTTAAAAATTTTGAGTATTCTTTTGCTTGTCTGATCTGCATGTTATTAATAGAACTCTTATCTTTTTTATTAAGATCACCTATTGCTTCTACGGGTCCATAGTATTTTAACATTAGCATACGAGCTGCCAACTCGTGGTTACTCATTTGCGTATTCTCTTTTCCTACTTTAGCAGCAGTTAAGTTTAAGAATTTAATTGTGTCATCTGACAGCAATCCGTTTTTAATTAGAGTGCTTATACCTCTGTGTGTGCTTTCGTGGACTGCCGTGTAGCGATCTGCGCCCGAATCCCATATATAATCTTTGCTAGGATTATATGTTCCTGCCGTGAGAATCTCATAACCTGCTAAAGTTTTTCTATCTGTGTCTAAAATTCTAGATGGATCAAACCCTAATTTAGCTATTGGATTGTTTTGAACAGCAAGGTATGTCTCCATTAACCTTTTACTTGTTTCTGGCTTTATTGGAGTTCCCTTTAACTTCTCAAAATCATAGTCTCCCCTTCTTATAGCTTGTGACACATTATGTGTTGCTGCTAGATGTCCTTCCAGATATTTAGTATTCTGCTCTTTGGCATAATCAGGGTTAACATACTTGTGTATGGGATCAAGATAGCTTTCATGATCTTTAATAGCCATATCTACGCTATTCTGATTAGGCCAATTTTTTGTAGGGTTGGGAGCGAAGGGGTTCTCTTGTGTTTGTCCTGTACACATTAGTTTGCATACTCCCCTTCGTCCTCAAACTTGGGCAGAGAGTCCATCAAAGCCTTAAGTGGCGACTCTTCAGTCAGGATAGCCTCAATGCCGTTGTTCTGGAGCAGCTTGATTGCAGCGTTCAGCTCAGCAGGGGAAGCATCCCCGGCCCTAACACGACGCAGGAGGTCTGTAGTCACAGCCTCGTGGAGCTGGCCTAGCAGCTCTTCGCTCGCTCTAGTCTTGTTCATCAGCGTGGTCCTATAGCTAACCAAGGGGCAGCTTTAGCTAACAAAGCGCCCACAACGGACGAGAAGCCAGCGACAAGCATTAACGTCTTCCAGCCACCCTTTGCTTGAGCAAGCGTGTCTCTAATAATTCTTAAATCGTCTTTTACTAAGTCTAAGTCTTTGCGTAAGTGATTAAGCTCTGCTTCTAAGACAGCTACTTCTACTGCTACTTCTTTTTCCAATTTGACATGCCCTTCTCGACGGTGCGAGCTAGCATGTAGCCGCCAATACCGACGCTAACCAAGTTCCACAAACTAGCTGGAACTCCACCAAGGGCAGTCAGCGTAGCAGTCTGCAAGTTAAAGATGGGAGATAGAACTACCCATGTGATCATTCCGAGTGACCACAAGACCACAATTGGCCTAGCTGACCGTGTAAGCCAGCTTTCAGAAGCAGCATCTGCTGCCATAGTGTCCTTCATGGCAGACATAATGGCTGTCTGATTCTCTAGGAGGGTCTTTGTCAGCTCCTCCTTCGCCTTTGCACGGGCGTTGACATCAGGTATCAGCCTGTCAACCACAGGAAGGACAAGCTTGATGATGTCTAAGATCATTTTTTGAATGCCCTAATGAATATGTTAACGAGTTTAAAAAGTATGGATATGAGTTTACCCGGCGGGGGTTCGACTACATCTGAATCGTTGGGGTTGTTAGTCCGTGTGATTGTGTCTTTGGCACTGTTTTCAGGCCGTTTAACCTTTGCGTAGCCAAAAGCATCCTCAAAATCGCCTTGGAATAGCGCCGCCTCACTCTGTCTACGCCGAGTTAGCCCCCGAAGAACTCTACCACCGCCTCGATTCCACCGAAGAAGCTGAGCTGGTACATCATCTTTGTTCCCAGCGTTCAGTCTTTTCCATAAAGTCGCAGACGCAGGTCCACCAGTGTTGAACGCCCAGCTAACCAGAGCGTCGAACTCGTGTTGAGCTAGTGGAACGTGTGCCATGCGTGATACGTGCTTCTCAAACGACTCCAAATCGAGCGCTAGCACCTCGTCACACTTAGCTCTGTCCCAGATGTCTCCTGCTTTAAAGCGAGGTTCGTGTTGATTGGTGTGTCCGTAGCCTATGGTCAGCACCCCGACTCCATCATCATATGTGGTGAAGTAGCCGGGGCGACCTTTAACAGCTTTGTGACAACCTTCGAATGCCTTTACTATTGCAAGGCCGTCAGAGCTGGTCTTCATTAGATGAATAAAGCTCCTATAACGGCTGCAACAGCAAGAGCCAATGCGAAGTCTGGGTGGTGTTCAATCTTTTCAATTACTCTGTCGTAAAAAGTCATTACAGTATCGTAAGCTTCTTTTAACTTCGTTAGCATTTGTTTCACTCTATTATTCACAAACTACGTCTTAGTTTGCAAAATTGATTGTTACATATTGTCTAGTACAAACTTCAGCTCATCAACGCCGGGAGCAGCGTCAATGTCAATTTGTATCTGTGCGTACTTGTCTCTGATAGCCTGACGAGATGCTTCAGCTTCAGTAGCATCATCGCCGGGTATCTGCTTCATTATGATATCGTCATACGGTTTAAATTCTTGAGACCGTTTCGCTCGCCTCTTATCGTGAGCAACGTTACGGGCCTTATCTATATTGATGGTGATCAAGGTGTATACTCCCAAGCAGCACGAAATGTCCTGTCGGAGGGTACGTCTGCTACATCAACAATTTGAAAGGGCTTACCATCTGGTACGTCCTTGGCTGCGATCTCATCAATCGTCAGGCCACAGTCAGGCGCTGGAACAATTACAGCAACGCCTCCGTCATCGGTTGGATATATGATACGTTGGTTCATTTAATTACTCCTATTCAAACGCGCTGGCATAGACGTATTCTGGGTCGGATGGGGCTATGCCCATCCAGCTATCAGCAATGGTTACGAAGCGGAAAGAAGATGTAGTAGGCGCTGATTTCTGTATTATACTGCTACCCCAAAAAGCGTTTGGTTGCACCGTGTAAGCGTAATACCATGAACCTGTACCAGCATTATAATAATACGGTGCAGCGGCCAAAGACTGCCCATAATCCGCACTCGACATTGCACTTGTAAGATTTACGGTATAATCACCAACACCATTATCCGTAATACTACTGACGTTACTGCTATCTCGAATAGAGACAGTACCTTGGCCGTTGAAGTTTACCCATGCCTCAATAGAAGCAGCGCCACCGGCTGCTGAAGTCTGCGTTGTACCATCAGGGAATGTGAGGCTACCTCCTGATGCGATGGATATGCCGGAACTGTCGATACGCGCACGTTCAGTGCTGCTTGTTTGGAAAACTATGTCAGCAGCTTCTTGGTTAATGATATAAAAGTCGCCCGTGCCACGGTGATTTAGTTGACTGCTTGCATTCGCCCCGGTATTGCTGCGAATAATTCTCAGTCCATAATCGCTGTATGTAGTGTCACCAACTAGGTCTATATAACTAAAACCGTCTCCAGTTCGGCCAGCACCTATTTCCAAGCGAGTTGAGTCTGTAGAACCATTGGCGGGTACAATGTCCACACCCGTACCCCTGATGAAACCGTTGACATGCAGTTTATCTGCGGGGGTCGTACCAATACCAACATTGCCGCTGCTGTCGATATGCATCTTTTCAGAGAAAGAAGTACCTGCCCCCTTGTCAGTCGTGGCTATACGCAAGTCGGACTGATAAATATCAAAATTCCAGTCAACAGTGCTATTTGTAGCGCCACGAAATTTTACTTCTGCGCCCTCATTCGCACTGTCTACCGGTCCAATATCCAGTTTTGTTACAGGATCTGTACCAATACCGACGTTGCCTGTCGAAGAACTTATTGAAAGTCTATCGGTAAGAGTTGGTTGTGTGCCTACACCAAATGACAAATAACCTGTGGTCCTGTTGTAGTGTATGCGGGCTGAACTTTCGCTTGTGTATCTAGAACCCAGCTCCATATACGAGTCAGCGCCTGTTCCCACATCAAAGCGAAAGCCATCTTGATCGTTGATCTGGAATTTTGTTGTAGGTGTCGTACCAATACCGACATTGCCCCCACTCACAAGCAACTGGTTCGTCCCAACCGTCAGCCCGCTTGACGGGAGGTTGAGCGTGCCGGTCATTGTGTCGCCAGCAAGGTTTACAGGAGTGTAAGCAAACGTAGTTCCTGCTTCTGCTAGAAGCTCCCAGTAGGTATTGGAGACAGTCGGTAACGTTGGTGGAGCATTACCTGTGCCGCCTAGAATAGCAA